GGGCACCGCTAAACGCCGCCGTACCCGTCACCGCCAGCGCGTTGCCGCCGATGGTCGCGCCGCCGAGTGCGAGGGTGGTCGCTGTTGCAACGCCTAGTGCAGGCGTCGTCAGCGTCGGGCTCGCGCTTAGCACCACCGACCCCGTGCCGGTGGAAGACGTGACGCCAGTGCCGCCGTTGGCAACGACAAGCGTACCGGCAAGCGTAATAGCTCCAGAGGTGGCGCTGCTAGGCGTAAGACCCGTCGTACCTGCGCTGAACGTCGTGACGGCGCTGGTCGAAAGAGTAGCCCAAGAAGGCACACCCGCAGCAACAGTCAGCACCTGACCAGAAGAGCCAATGGTCAACTTGGACAGCGTATTGAGCGCACTGGCGTAGAGCGTGTCGCCGGTCGCATAGGTAGACTGCGCCGTGCCACCGTTCGCTGCGGGCAACGTACCTGTCACGCCAGTAGTGAGAGGCAAGCCGGTGGCGTTCGTCAGGACGCTCCCGGCGGCGACAGTGCCCAATACGGGCGTCACCAGCGTCGGAGATGTCGCAAAGACAAGCGCACCCGTGCCAGTTTCGTCGGTGACGGCGGCGGCGAGGTTGGCGCTGGACGGCGTTGCCAAAAAGGTTGCAACGCCTGTTCCCAGACCACTGATACCAGTCGAGACTGGCAGGCCAGTGGCGCTTGTCAGAACTGCGGCGCTTGGCGTCCCGAGATCGGGAGTCGTAAAAACAGGCGACCCCGTAAGCGCCACTGATCCGGTGCCGCTGACCGCGTATTCGTCCAGCACGCCGCCGTTGTCGTAGAGGACGCGGGTTGTTGTGCCGCTGGTAATTGCGGTCGTACCGACAACGACGGACCCCGCTACGACGCTGGGCGTCGCCCACGCCCCGTCGCCCCGCCAAAACGTCGCCGCGCTGGCGCTTGTGCCGCTATTCAAGTTCGTGACCGGCAGATTGCCCGTGACGCCCGTCGTCAGGGGCAGTCCCGTGGCGTTGGTCAGGACGCCAGACGCAGGCGTACCCAGAGCCGGTGTCACCAGCGTCGGGCTGGTGGACAGCACCGTGTTGCCGCTGCCGGTGCTGGTCGTTACGCCCGTGCCGCCATGCGCCACCGGCAGCGTGCCGGTAATGTTGGCCGCAGGCATGGCCGTCTGGGCAAGCGTCGTGATCTGAGCAGTGGTCGCCTTAACCGTTGTGCCGCCCTGGACGATTGGCAGCGCCTCCGTGCCATCAAGCGCAGCAGCCGACGTAAGATCCGTAATCTTGATGCCGTGGCTCATCTGCCGCTTCCTAGCTTGAGGTCCACGTCGCCGCGCTATTACTCTGCGACGACCATGTCGTGACTGTGAAATCCACGATCAAAGCCAGGTCGTCTTCAGTGTGCAGCACGAGGTCGCTTTCCGTCGTCAAAGAGAACGCCGTGGGCGGCAGGGAATCCCATCCGCCAGTTGAGGTAAGCGGAGTCCACGTCGTTGGCATCAGAACGCACGCCGACGTGCCGTAAGCTGAATTGTCGAGCGCATGGCGCGCTCGCTCTCAAGATTCATCGCGTCAATCACCTGCTGACGCGCCGCCGCCCAAAGCTGCACCCGGTCGTCGTCCTTGAGGTACGGAGCCGCCTCAAGCAGCGCGCTGTACAAGTAAAGGTCGGGCGACTTGGTCAGCAGCCAGTTGGTCGTGTTGCTGTCGGACAACGCGGGAATCTTGGCGTAGTAAACCATCCGCAAATCAAGGTCGCTGCCAGGTGCGGGAATGATTTCGAAAGCGCCGTCGATCACCGTGTAATAGTAGGTCGTGGAGGCCGTCCGGTTTTGGGCCTTCAGCACCTTGGCTTCCTGCGGCCCGATATAATCCATTGGCGGTTGCGCCGAAGCTGCGTCCAGTTCCAAAGAATAGTGCTGCAGAAAATCAGTCGGCAGCGACACATACTCGTCGTCAGAAGTCGTCTGCACCCTCGTCAGCATATCGCGCGTGCGAAGCTCGCGGTTGAACTTGGCTTCAGCCAACGTCACGAAGGACGGCAGCACGGCAGTCAAATCCGCGCGATTGAGATAATCTGCAACTGTCGATTTGATCTCGGAGTACGTGCTAAGAGCCATCGTTTATCTCCGCGTGTTCCAGCACGTATTCAAAACTGCCGATGTGGCGGACTTCCTTTGAAATATCGTGGTCGATGTGAGTCGGATGCCCAACCTTTGCTGCGTGCAGGCACATTGAAACATCTTCACCAAGGAACATGGCGTTCTTGGTCGAGTAGCCAATGTGAAACCACGGGTCAGCTAAATCTTTGAACACTTGCGTTGAAGTCAGCATCAAGCCCATGCCGGCTGCTGTAACTTGCTCAAGACCTGTCGAACCCTTGCGGGTCGGCACTCGCACCCAACCATCGTCAGTCATATTTTGCGCCGTTGTCTTAGCCGGCAGAACGCGCGTGGCGTAGTTCGCCGCCACGATCGTCTTGCCACGCTCCAGCAGCCGCTGCAGCGCGTTCTTCGGGAACCGCATGTCGGAGTCGATCCAGAGGATGTCCGTGGCACCCTGGGCAATCGCCTCCTTGGCCAGATTGACACGCTGGTCCGCGATTAACGTGCCGGAGCTATGATACAGCCCGATGTTCATGCCTGTTGCGGCATGGAAACCGACCATGTTCGCCAGATCGAAGGAAAAACCGGCGCACACCTGGTCGCGGCACGGCACGCAGATGGCGACCCTCACAGGTGGCCCTCATGCGTGCGGAAATACTTGTTGTCGGGATCGTTCAGCCACCGCTTGAGCGCCTTGGAGTCGTCAAGAATGCCTTTTGCCTTGAGATCGTGGAAGATCGTCAGGGGCAAAGAGGCAACCTTGGCCCACTCGCCAAACCGCTTGCCGGCCTCATTGGCCTGCTTGCGGTTGGTGTCCAGCAACGTATCCACCGCCTGCTCGGCAACGTAATGCGCCACGCCATCGCTCTCATCGTGATAAAGAACGTGGCTGATGCCGGTGTTAGGATCGTGATCGATGACTTTGCGCATATAAAGTTGGGGAGGTCCAAAGACCTCCCCACCCCTAGCTAGAGTTAAGACGTAGAAAGATCGCGGATCGCGGCCATCGCCTTCTGCTGGCGAACCTTGAGGCCGAATTCAACGATCAGCATGCGCCGCTCGCTGTCGCCGGTCTTGCTCATCACTTCCGTGCGGAAGTTGCGGAGGTAGCCGACCGACGAGAAGTCGGGATCGACCAGGTAAGCGTTGCCTTCCGGCTGGAACCGATTGGCGACCACGGCGATCTCACCGAAGTCGCTGATGAACACGTCAGCCGCGCCGACGATGTCCGCCTGCTTGCCCGCAGGGATGTCGCGGTACGGAGTCGCGATGCCGGTGAAGGTCGAGAAGACCGTCTTGTTGAACGGGCCGACCATCAGCATCTTGAGCTTGCCGCCCTGAGTCCACACGTCCTTCGCAGCAGCCTTCAGGAGCGTGCTGGTAAAGGCACGCGCCGTACCGGCAACGGCGGCAGTTGCGGGGTAGCCTGACAGGTTGGCACCGCCGCTCGACATCACCGGGGCCGCCGCAGTCGTGCCAGCGCCCTTATAGCTGTTGGTGATGATCCAGCCGCCGAGACCAGCCGTCTTGCGAGCTTCGGTGGACGTGCCAGCGAATGCGACCTGGTTGGAGGTCAGCACCGATTCCATGTCCCGTTTTAGTTCAGAAGCGGCCTTCGCGAGTTCGTAGGCTAAATAACTTTTCATGCCAGCCTTATCGACCGCCTCAAGCGTGCCAGACACCTCGACAACCTTGCGGCTGATCTGAGTGTAGTTGCCGACGCGGTCGGTCGCTGCGCGAGCGTCCGCGCCAGTGATCTGGTCGCCTTCCAGCACAGCGTTCGTCGTGACAGCCGACGCCAGAGCGTCGGTCTGCCACTCAAAGTACGTGTTCTTCACGTTCTCGCGGCCAGTGTTCGACATGAGCGGAACATCGACGGGAGAGATATTGTAAATAACGTTGGCCAAGTCCTCGCGGACGTTGGTCGCGTCGTAACGAGTAATCTCGTTGGTGCTGATAGCCACTGTATTGCTCCTTTAAAGCATGCGTTCGAAGATGGACGCGGCATCGCTGACGCGCCCGGTTTGGGCGAGACGCTGTTTCGCTTTGGAGATGTCGGACGAAGTACGTGGCGCTGAGTTCGCAGAACCTGCCGGCGCGGTCTTGGGGCCTTTGGTGACGACGGGGCGAGGAACCTTCGCTACCATCTCGTCATACCGCATGGCCTTGTACATCACCGCGATCGCGCGAGGGTCGTATGCCTGAGCCAACTCTTCTTGTGAGTATCCGACTTTCTTGCCGTACTCTAAGAGCTTGCTCCGATCCGTTTCCCAGCGCTTGGCATCCTTCCAATCGGGGACCAGTTCCGGCAGCTTCTGCCGCCCCTGCTCCACGATCTGCTGAAGTTGCTTCTGCTGCTCTGCTGTCTGAAGGGCCTGGAGACGCTGCATTTCAACTTGCGATGCCGCGAGCTTGTCCTGCCGGTCTCGCCAGATGTCCTTCTGACGAACGTACTCTAGTGGGTCGCTGTCATACAGATTCTGCCAATTCGGTTCTTGCTCCTGGGCCTGTTGCCACTGTTGCGAGAGTGCCGTGAGAAGCTGCTGGTACTGCGCCCTTTCCTGCATCACCGCCGTGGCGTGTGCCTCCAGAGCCTTACGCTCCTCGGACAACGCCATGGTTTTACGCGAGTAGTCCTGCTGACGCTGGTAGCCCTTGGCCACCTCCTCCACCGGCAACTGCTCGGCCTTGCCATCGATAACGACGGTGACCAGCTTCTGCTCGGGTTCGGTAGGCTCCTCGGCCTCCTCGCCTTCAGGTGCTGCTTCTTCGGAGGACTCCGCTTCTTCAGCGGTCGTCTCACCCTCCTCGGTCGCAGCCAACGGCTCTGCCGGTTCGTCGGCAGGCTTTGACGCTGCTTGTGCTGTCGTGGAGGTCTCGGTGTCGGGGAAGTCCCCGGCGAGAATGCCCTCGATAGCCTGGGCCGCGCCTGGAATTCCGGTCGCTTGATTAGCGGTATCGGACATTTACATATACCTCAAATGTTGTCGCTTTTCAAGCGACGGTTGAACGCGCTGATACGCGAATCGTTTGTGATGTAGGTGATTTCTGACTTTAGGTTGGTGACCGCTTTCAGCATCCGGTGCGCCTCTTCGCGGTCGCTGACCGATTGCGATTTCCGCCACACTTCC